TCCAAAACATATTAGTTTCATCGTTTTCTAACCAAATACTTTTTGTATTATCAACTATTCTAAAAGGATTTTTCCAAATAGGATTTTCTAACTTATCCTCATAATCAAAATAGGGTTTCATTACATTTCTATATTTAAATAGGATTTTTAAGATATATTTTCCTTGATTTTCTGTAAGAACATTTCCTTTATTAATATTATCAAAGAAACTGTATGCCGCAGAACGATCATAGTGCTGTATGTGAACACCATTTGTATTTGCAATCTTCATAAATTCTAAAAATATGTCTTCTATGTAATATAACTCAATCATAAATCTATTATACAATCTATCAAGATAGAAATCAACTGTTTATCTGCGAGATTATGTCTTTTTCTAATCTTTTTAGAGGTATACCTTGAGAAATTTCTTCGATGGTCCACTCGGTATGCGTTAACCTAAGTAACCATTCCTCTCTATCAGGTAAAATAGGATTAAGTATATTTTCTATTTTGTCTGAAACAGGATATGCAAGGCTAGACTCATGACAAATTACAGGAGTTCCTGCAATTGCAGCATGTATTGGAGGTCCGCTGTTGTGATTTATTACACAATGATAATTATATTGAATATCAAAGTCATCATATGTTCCATTTACCTTAATCGGATCTTGTCTAATCACATTTTTAAATTCGTGTTCAATTCCCGGCATTGGAGATCTCGGATGAGGACGCATTACAATAGTCATGTCTGTTCTTTTTCTAATTTCTTCAATCATATTCAAGGTCCAATCAGCCATAGAAGGCATTCCTTGCCATTGTAAACTTTTAGAGTGTTGAGTTGCAATTAATATCTGAGGTCTTCTTTGTTCAGATTGTATATTATACAATTTTATACCTAATTTTTCTGGTCTATACGGATCTAAATTTGTATAATTTGCAAATTTCCCTAATCCATTAATATGATTTAGACAAATTCTCCAGGTAATATTCCTTTTAAGATTTCCCACTTCAATTATTATGATAGGTTTATCATTTTTAATTGCATCTTCGTAAATAATTTGATTTTTAGTCATTCTGCCGTTCCATAAAACCGACCAAATTACAGAAATGTCATGATTAGTATCTACTACCTCATGTCCTGCCGCAATTACACCTCTCTCAAAAGCATTAAATATTTCAGGACTGTTAAGAGCACCGTTTTCTCGGAATAGTTTGAAACGCATTTAAACCTCAATAAATATAATAGTATTTAACTGTTTATCATGACCAAATTTAAAAAAAGAATTACCAAAAATATCAGACAACCTATCCAAGATTGCCTCGTTATCGGCAATGCATATGGATTTCTGGAAGATGTCTTACACACCTTCGATACTGTATTTTTATTTGGTAATACTAATTTAAATTTAAAGGCAAAAAATTTAATTTATAGACAAAATTTAGAAAGTGCATTTGGTTTACCTCGCCTTTCTGCGGTGTTTATTGATACAGAGTATGTAAATACATTTGATGTCATAGGACCTTTGCTTACTGGTCCTAAACCAGACTTGTTCGTTGAAGGGAATACCGTTACCCCAAAAACAGAAACAAAAAATTTATATAAAAACGGTTACAGAGCAGTGGCACAGTTAGGTTGGTGTCATCAATGGAGTAAGATAGCATGACAATTTCGGTAGTAACAACTTTTCATAAAGAAGGCTATGATGTATACGGAAAAAGAATGATTAATTCATTCTTACAAAACTGGCCTACAGAGATCAAGTTGTATGTTTATGCAGAAGATTGTAAAGTTGAAGAAAGTGCACCAAATTTAGTTGTAAAAGATCTACACCAATCAAGTCCTGAACTTGTTGCATTTAAAAACCAATGGAAAAATGTTCCTAAAGCCAATGGAGATGTTAGTTCCGATCCTATAAGAAGTAAACGCAGAGATAGTGGTAAGGGTTTTAAATGGCATGCAATTAGATTTGCTCACAAAGTATATAGTATCTTTGCATGTGCCAAAGAATGTAACTCAGAGTGGCTGATGTGGATGGATGCTGATACATTCTGTCATAGTCCTATAGATATGAAAAATTTACAAAGATTATTACCTGGTAAAAAAGATCTTTGCTTCCTAGGCCGTAAGGGGAAATATTCCGAATGCGGATTATATGCGATGCATCTTACTTCGCCTAGCACAATTGCATTTTTAACAGAGTTTCAGAGAGTGTATGATCAGGCAGAAAATAACGGAATATTTCAAATGGCGGAATGGCATGATAGTTTTGTTTTTGACGAAGTTAGAAAAAGATTTAACAACGTTAACGAACATAACTGGAGTGCCCATCTTGCTGACATACGTCCTAGACCAGGAATGTCAACAGGAGAAGGCCATCCTTTAATTAACTCTGATTGGGGAGCATATTTAGATCATCTTAAGGGTGGAAGGAAACAACTAGGACATAGTAAAAGAGATGATTTAAAAATTCCTAGGAACGAGCCTTACTGGCAACAGTTTAATTAGATATATTTCTTAAAAAATTGCCAAGCCTCACCTGATTTTAATTCATCAAAATTCCAATGGCACATTGATAACCTTTCAATCCATGCTTGTCTATCAAATAATTTAGGATCTTCAATTCTTTTTAAGTTAGTATTACAAACTCCATTAACCTGACTAAATTCAGGTTGTGGATCTGTCACAAATGTTGGAATCCCCTCTATCAAACTTGCAACACTTGGAGAACTATTATACACAACTGTTGCCCAGGCATTTTGTAAATCTTCTTTTATGTGTTTGCTGCTAATTGTTACATTAGCATGTTGTAGTTTGAACCAATTCTTCCATTTTCTATCACCTGGGTGAACTCTAACTACAATGGGTCTATTTGTAAATTGTCTAATAGTAGAAATTGTAGAATTCATCCAATCGTTAACTGATAATCCTTTCATACTCCAACCACCATTGCGTTGACAACATACTAAAATGTGATTGCCTGATGTTCTATAAGGCTTTAATGTTAATCCGATGCTAGAACTTATCTTTTGCCATCTTGCAGGATCAATATCTTTATCGAAATAAAAACCTGTAGTGGGGAATACACCATCGAAACTATAACGTAGATAAGTTTTTGTGTTACCTGGATCTGCAAACAAAAATAAATTACTGTCTACTATCAAAGAACGTTTTCCATTTTGCTTTTGCAAATTTACTGCGTTTTGTCTTAATACTAAATGGGGAGCAGTTTTTCCATGCTCGTGAACAAATCCTTGTATAAGTGCAACATCACAAGGAATAGCATTCATACCGGTGTGTGCTATCGCATTATCACCGCTTGCTCTTACTCCAGCAAGAAAGTTATTCAAAATTAACGGTTTTTCGGGATTACTATTTCTAGGTGGTATTCCACCAAAGTATGCTACTGCTGATAGATTAGACATTCATGTATTTCCTTACTAAGTGAACTGCTGTGCCGTCCATAAGTTCTTCTTTTGTAAACTGAGAATAACTTAACATACATAACCATTCAGTTATGTCTCCGTAGTAAAGATTATTAATATCAGATAAACTATTTTTTGTTACTGGATTAGTTATATGCTGCCCAAGAGTGATAGCAGGAATACCTGCCCATATTGCTTCTGTAGCAGCGTTAGAATTTAAACTAACAACACAATAATAATCGTCATTAAATAAAAGTTCGTCAAACAACTTTGTTCTTTCTCGTAGAGGTTTCTTTTCTCTAAATTTAATAGGTTTATTAGTATACTTTCTTAGTTCTTCTTCTACCTTGTATTTCCATGTTTTTAGATCTATATGAAATACATTTGCTGCAAACGGACCTGGTTCAATTACGTATATAACATCCCCACCTTTTCTCCAAGGAACAGGAAACTTTTTAAAACTATCTAGTCTACTCACGGGTGCTTTAAAAAATTTTCCTGTATGTAAATGATTTCTAACAAGCCTGTGCCATTTTTTATTAAATTCTAAAAAATTAGTATATCCGCTGTCGATAAACCACATAGGATATCCTTTGTCAATTTTAGTTACAAGCAATTCTTCATTACCGACAGTATTTCTTATTAAACAATCCTGTGTGTAATCTGTAAAATCTTTCCTGCGTATAAAATCAGCATCAGGTTGTAAAGTTAGTCCTGTTCCCTTGACAAAATTTTTGTAAGGACTATTACGATACATTTCGAAGATATTTTCTTCACCAAATTTTTCAATAAAGTATTCTATATTTTTGTGTATTTTATGAAAGTTGTATTCACGTTTTCTAGGAAAGAATTCTTTAATATTATTCATCCATTCTTTTACGTCTCTGTGAATCGCCTTGTATAGTTTATCGTAAAATTTTTTCTTCTGTCTATCATCAAAAAAATCTTTGGCTTTTTGACCGTTAACTTTTTCAGAATTCATCTTTTCATAAAATTCTGCATAGATTAACCTTAGTTCTGGTTCATAGAGCAATACTTTTTCTTTTGTTCTTTCGTAAAGATTAGAGTTTGAATTTAAGAAATGTGCTATTTCTTTATCATTTAATAATAGTTTCATGAATACCTTTCCGTTAGTTCGTATGCAGTTCCGTTTTGAATTTCATCTAATGTAAATTGTCCGTATGCTAAACTTTTACACTGTTTTTCGATCAATTTTACATCTGGTTTAAAAGGGTTTGATAATTGAGAAAGATCACAAGAGGCTAATGGACCAGCAGCACAAGGAACTGATACAAATGCAGGAATTCCGTGAACAATTGATTCTACTGCTGCCATGCTATTCATTGTTACTGTGGCATGAGTTCCTGAATCAAGCGCATCATAAATTGTGTATTCTTTAACTCTTGCTGATCTTGATCCTTTAATTCTTATTTCAACTGGTAACTTACTATATTGTTGTATTTTTTGTTCTGTTTCCTTAACCCAAATATCATAATCAATGCCGTAATACTTGCATGCTTTTGGATTTGGCATCACTAATAGAATTTTCTTATCATAATTTTTCCATCCTGACCATGCAAGACTTGGATCTTGTTCAATCAATTTTCCCCAACGATCACCTGGAACTTCTCTTAACCTAGAATGCTGATTTTCATTCTTAACCACTCTATGCCAAATTTTCTTTCCGCTAGGATTACCAGGACTTACGAAATTTCCAAGATATCCAGTATCAATATAATAAAAATCTCTTCCTGTTTTAATACATTCGTTTACGTAATCTCTTTTAATTACTCCTCTTACAACAAGAGGTTTAGAAGTATCTTTAGGGTCCGTGGTTAGTTTTCCATTGGAGCCCAATACTAAAGATTCTTCTAAACTAATTTTATCAGCCATTCATCATATCCTGTAATTCTTTTTTCCATAGTTGATGAAACTCACAATTACGATAATTTTCAAACCACGGACCGCCTTCTGTATAATGTATTAGATTGGGTGTTTCGATATTGTTATAAACACCGACTAGATAGTTCCATGTATGATCTAGTTCGCCAATCTCTTCGTCTTTGAGCCAACTAAATCTATGCAGATATTTTCCTGTTGTTTGTTCGTCATTTACTAGATCAGTTGTTACAACTTTATTGCTTGGATGACCGCAGTTCCATAAAACAACGCTTGACCAATTCTTGCGTGGATATATAGTTTGCTTTTGTCCGTCCATCTTAAATCCTTCCTCGACTTTATAATCATGCTGAACGCACATTACAGCATACCTATCGTCTGCTTGGTCGAATAGTTTCTTAATATCAGTAGTAAGGATCATATCACTATCCATGAATAAGGCCCAACCTTTAAAATTAGTTAGTTCAGGAATAAGAAAACGTGTAAATGTAAATTCAGTCGATGCTAATTTGTCTATTGGTCTGGTATACCATCCTGCATCTCTTAGCTCTTGTTGTTTAAGAGGTCTAACATCAGCATTAGGCTGTTTGCTTATAATGCTGTGTTTACATACTTGGTATGCTATGTCTTCCCTAGTATCATATCCTACAAATATTTTCATTGTGATTCTAATATCTCCTTTGCCCTACCTGACTTCATTTCACTTATATGAAATTGTCCATATGCTAAATGATTGCCCCATGCTTGTAATTTATCTTGATCTGGATAGTAGGGTGTGTCGATACGACTTAGATCATTTAAACTAACTGGTGCAGCAGCAGTTGCCGGTGCCATTGCAAACACGGGTATTCCTTGAAAGATCGATTCTACAGCAGCATTTGAATTAAATGTAACCAGTGCAAATACATCGTCATTGAGTGCTTCTTCTAATGTATTAGTTGTCATTCTTTCGAGTCTTTCTTTTGTTCTTCTCCTTACTTCTACGGGCCTATCCGTATATTGTTTAATTGTATCAACAGTGTCAGTGATCCAATTTTCCAAATCTTTTTCATAAAATTTCATAGGCTTTTCGTCTGGTGCTGCAATTAATATTTTTCTGCCATTTGTTTTCCAAGGTGAAAACTTTCTTCCGAACGTTTTAAATCTATCACTGGGTCTTTGTATTAATTCATGGTGTTGCAAATTATTTTTTACAATTCGGTGCCAATATTTCCAACCGTTAGGATTGCGGATAGTTCTTTCGTTTCCAAAGTATCCCGTATCAACATAGTAAAAATCTCTGCCGTCTTCCCAACACTTATGTATAAATTTCTTTTTTAATATGCCTCTTAATACAATAGGATCGTCTGATGCATCATAATCAAATGTGTTAGAATCTACAGGTTTCTCTCCACATCCTCTTGCAAAATCATTTATATAAGGATCTTTATTTTCTTTACTTAAGAATAACCATTTACTCATTTAATTCACCTAGTTTAATTGGTTGTGTGAAATTTTTTATTTCTCTTGCTGTAAACAAAATATTTAAATTACATCTGTGCTTGCCTGGATTAGCTGATGTTCCAGCATGTTTAAAACTTGAAGGAAACAATACAGCGTCTCCTGCTACTTGATCAACCATCACTTCTTCCTCTCTTGCACCGTTATTTTCTATAATTTGTGTGCCACAGTTTTCAGCATCATTAATATAATAAATTAGACTATATGCGTTTTCATCATCGTCTTTGTCAGTGTGCCATGTTCCTATTGAGTCTCTATGATAGTAGTTCCAAAAATATCTTAAAACCTTTACTTCTGAAAACACCGGCCAAGAATCAAAATCTGTTTTAACACGACAACGTTGAAGTGCTAAATCTAAAATCATTTCAGCAAAAAAATTTAATTTTTGAAAACTAGGATCGTTATTATCTGTTTGAGGAAAATGTTCTACAATGTCTTTTGCTTCATAAGAACATAAGATCATACCGCTATCTGCTTTATTGTGTGCAAACTGGAATTTATCTATAGGCTGATTGTTAGTTACAATTTTCCATCTGGAAGTGTTTAATACTTCTTCGTGAATCATTTCATTGATGTTACGAGGCAATAGTTTAGGCAACATATTAACTTCACGAGTGTTCATTTATCTTCTTTCTATATCTTCTTCCACACATTCTTCTCCATACTGAACTTCTAGTATATGTGCGTAATCTGTTTCACTAGGATTAGATGCTTTGTGCCAAGTTCCTGCTGCAATATCATAACCACGTGTAAGTGCATCTAAGTGACAAACATCAACTCTTTCTTCGTATTCTGTTTGCATTTTTACAGTTCCTTTTAGAACATACCAATGTTCGGATCTGTAGTAATGCCTTTGGTCACTTAAACTTTTACCTGGTTCTATTACAAGTTCTTTTACTTTAAATCCGTTATTTGGTTGATTATCTAAAACTCTATACCAACCCCATTTGCGTATAGTTTTTTCTGTTTTCCAATTATCAAGTATCCAACTTGAACTGTTCTTTTTGTTCTCTCCGCCTACTCCAAAAACAAAATCAACATCGTCGAAAATCATTTCGGGAATATTTTCTTTTGTTCTATCTCCGCCGTTAGCAAATATTAGATGTTCGTGCGGCCACTTTAGTTTGGTTTGTCTAATTGCATCTGTTGATGAGTTGTCGTTGTCGTTGAATGTAACAATTTCATCAACAACTGCTAATTCATTAATTATAGCATAACGTTCATCATAAGGCATAAACGGTCTGCCTTTTTTACGTGTAAGCCAATCATCTGAATTTAAACCTACTACTAAATAATCGCCTAAATTTTTAGCCGATTTAAAATACTCAATGTGCCCTGAATGTAGCGGATCAAATCCACCAGTTACAATTACAATTTTCATGCAAGTATTTATATGCTCAGTTAACTTGCAAAAATATTTTTGGTATTAATAGATATTAATATTAATTTCTGAGTTTTTTACCATGTCTTTTATAAAATTTTCTTCAAGGTGATAATCGTGTCGATCGTCACCTCTAATATCGTGTCTATAAAATGTTGGACTTTTTTTCCAATCAAACCCAAACAAAGACAATAGTTTAGGATTACATTTTGTAATGATAAAAAAAGCAGCCAAACCGTTAGAAGGCCATTTTGTAATACCAAAATATCCACAAGATTCTTTTATGAATTTTGATGATTCTTGGTTTAAAATCAAAACATTTTTTAAAGGATGTTCTCTATCTGCAAATTTTTGATACGGAATAATACAAGGTATTTGAGGATTAAGTTTAGCAACTACATCTTGAACTATTTGTCCAGGATCACCATAAAATAGTATGTCGGTTCTATTACCGTGTGTCTTACTAGGAGTTTTTATCGGTCCTCTATTGATTCTACACACTATATCGTGTGACTCAATAATTTTTCCATACTTTTTTGTATCGAGAGATTCTGCATTACCTACAAGTGCTATAGTTTTATTTTGAAAGAAATGTTTTAGTTTAGATATTTGCATCATCCAGTCCGGCCGTTCTCAATTTTACAATATTTGATAACTGCCACTGTTTGATGTCTAGTCCTTTAATAATGCCCAGCCATTTGTTTCTTAAAAGGGCGAATTCGTTGATAATTTTTTCAAAGTCTACAACATCGCTTTCTCCGTCTACAAATTTTTCAGCATCTCTGGAACTTAATGCACGTTGATAGTTCTCAACATATTTTCTAAAGTGCGAAGCACGTAGTCGACGAAGTTCAATGTTGAGATATTCTAGAATGGCTTCAATTTCTTGAAGTTGGCTAAACCGTGTTTCAACAATAGCAGGCATGGTTGCTGATGCCATTTCAATTCTGCCACGGATATTTGTTTCTTTTTTTGCTTCTAATAGTTCATTTTCAAAATACTTTGCAGCATCGGGAATTTTTGAAATATCCTTTGAAACACGGTCATACCAATTAATCATTTAATCGTTCCATTCATCATCTTCAATTACTTCGTCGTCTATGGCATACTCGATTGCAGTATCAAGATAGGTATCAATACCTAACATACTTTCTAGTGTAGATTCTGCAATACCATAGTCTAAAAGAGTTGTAATATATTCTTGTGCTACATCTGCTTTTACTTTTTCTGGAATATGCTCACCAAGCGTGTTCCAAATATCAGCAAGTAATTCAGGACTCATAGTTTTTATTCTCCATTAACAGATTCAGTTACTTCCTCCACGGCTTCTTCTGCATCTGCAATGTCTGGTTTGTTGGCAATATCCTTGATAATCATATCTAACTTCTCACCAACCCACGCTTTTCTATATTCCAAATGCGCTTCTCCGTTGAGGTCAGTGTATTTAAGTCTATTACCTTCTTTCTTGAGTAAACCCTTCGCTTCGAAGAGATCTACAAGTCCACTGTAAGGATCCATACCTGTTTCGTAAGGAATCTTTACCTGCACACTTTCAAATGGTTTTGCGTAACGTGTTTTCATCACCTTACAGGCTGCACGAATACCACGCACATCGGTTACCTTGTTACCATCCTCATCTTCTTTAAGTTTCAATTTACGCATTGCTACTACAATTGAACTTGCGTAGATAAAGCCTTGACCACCTGATATCTTATCATCTGGATCAAACATATCCTGTGAAGCATAAGTATGATTAGTGCATACCATGCCAACATTGTAACTACCGATCATGTTGACTGTGTTACGCACAAGTGATGTTAGTGCTTTAGGCTTACGACCCATATCACCTTTCATATCACCCTTTTGAAATTGATCAACATCTGTTGGTGTAAGCAACATGCCTAATGAATCAATAACGAACAATACTTTTGGACGTTCTTCTTCAGCCATTTCCTTATATTCTTTCATAAATTCTGATACCGTCTTAGCAACGTCATCAATCATTGACATGTTTAGTTTGAGTAGTTTTTCTTCTGAAGTGTCAACATTCAAAGCCTGCAACCACTTTTCATCCAGTGCGTTCTCTGAGTCAATTAGGACTACAAAGATGCCCTGTTCCTGTGCTGCTTTTACAATGTTTGCTGAACAAAAATAAGATTTACCAGATCCAGATTCTCCTGCAAACACAGTAACTTTACCCAGTGGAACACCCTTATGGAAGTCTCCACTAATTAAATAGTTTAGAGCAAGATTTCCTGTGGAAACCCAATCAGTTGGATCGTTAAATCCGACTCCTAACCCATCAATGCTCTTGGTTAGAGTTTTTCTAAATTTAGAAATATCAAATGCTTTCGCCATAATTACCTTTCCTTGTTAAAAAGTGTGTGAGATCTCGCTGGTTACCGAACGGAGATTTTTGACGGAACTCACACAAGCTCTTTACTGTTGTTGTCTATTTCGGATCATTGCTAAAATGTCCTGTGCTCTGTTAGCACTGTCTCCACCTTCTGCAGGAGCCGCTTCAGCCGCTGGTGCTGGAGTTGCTTCTGGTGCTGGAGCAGTCTCTGCTACTGGAGCAGGTGCCGCTTGAGTTTTCGGAGTATATGCTTTGTTAGGATCGCCAGTATTTTGACTCATTCCGGCCGGTTTAAAATATTGACCCCATTTTTCCATGTCATACGCTTCACCGTCAACCGATGCTTCAAACATTTCTTTCATGACCTGTAGTTCAACGTCTCCTGGTTTCTTAGGTAAAAAGTCACTTAAATCATACAAACCATGAGAATCAATTGCTGCTTTTTCTTGTTCAGTTAAAGCACGTTCTTTACGTGACCATTGTGATGTTGAGTAGTCAGCATATCCACCCTTAGATGTTTTCTTAATTCTAAAGTCTACTCCTCTTAAAGAGTCAGTTGGTAATTCTTCCAACTCAGGATCCATTAATGCACCCTTGATAATTTGAAAAATTTGTGGACCAATGATAAAACGTCTAATTGGATTTTCTGGAGTAGAATCTTCATTTAGAGGATCTTCAGTTACAAATCCTTGGAAAATATATGAACGCTTTTTCCAATACTTACGACCCATGTCTTCTAGTGACTTATCTTTGAACCAAGGTCGAACTTCACTTAGAATCGGACATGCTGTTCCGTCATTATACATTTCCACGCATGGAACCTGCACAATTACGTTACGGTTGTCTGATTCGCCTTTGATACCTGCGAAAGGTAATTTGATCATCGCACGTTCTACCCAGAAGAATGTGTTAGCACTGTTTGCGTCTGGTAAGAATCTTACCACGGCTTCCTTGCCTTCTTGCATATTCCAATGTGGGTAAATTGCGTTGTCTCCGCCACCAGTAGAA